CAGAGCATTAGGTGTTCCTGAATCTCGTATTGCTGGATCTGGTGAAGGATTCAATCTTGGTCGTTCTTCTGAAATCTTAAGAGACGAAATTAAGTTTACTAAGTTCGTCGGAAGAATGAGAAAGAGATTCTCTACAGTCTTTAATGACATGTTGAAGACTCAACTTATTCTGAAAAACATTGTTTCTCCTGAAGACTGGGAGACTTTGGGTGATCATATTCAATATGACTTTGTATACGACAACCATTTCTCTGAACTCAAAGAAACTGAGTTGATGAATGAGAGGTTGGCTGTTGTAGGTGCTGTTGAACCATATCTCGGAAAATACTTCTCTACTGGTTATGTAAGAAGAAACATCCTCAAATTCACTGATACTGAAATTGAAGAGATGGACAAAGAAATTGAAAAAGAAATTAAAGACGGTAAGATCATGGATCCTATTGTTGCACAACAAGCCGAAATGGGTGCAGCAATGGGTATGGATATGGGACAACCTGTCACAGAACCTGAAGTAGATGGTAGTGCCACAGAGGCTCCTGAGATGCCACAAGGCGGGGAAATCTAATAAAGTGATAAATAGGCGTGTAGCCAATACATAATTATGGATGATTTAATTAATATGGTCGCTGGGAATGAGTCTCCTTCAGAAATTCATTCTAAGATCAAAGACCTTTTGACTAAGAAGGCTTCTGATAATGTTGACGTTGTTACTCCTGCAGTAACTGCTTCTATGTTCGGTGGACCTAATCCTTATACGGATGAAACTCCTACTGAAGATGAAGCGTCTACCGAAGCCGAAGCTGAGGCAGATACGGAACAACCTACTGCTGAAGTAGAAACAGATTCTTCTGAGGAAGAAGAGATTGAAAGTCCTACTGCGGAAGTAGAGACTCCAGATGATGAAGAAGAAAACTAAGCTTTACTTAAAATGAAACTCATCACAGAAGAAATCGAACAGTGTAAGATTCTTGTCGAAGAAAAAGAAGGCAAGAAGCATATGTATATTGAGGGTGTCTTCCTACAAGGAAACCTAAAGAATAGAAATAATCGTATGTATCCTGTTGAAATTCTTGAAAAAGAAGTAAACAGATACACCGAGTCTTTCATTTCTAAGGGACGCGCTCTTGGTGAACTTGGTCACCCTGAGGGACCTACTGTTAATCTGGATAGAGTTTCTCACAAAATTACTTCTCTTCAAAGAGAGGGTCATAATTTTGTAGGTAAAGCAAAACTGCTTGACACTCCTATGGGTGTTATTGCAAAGTCCTTATTGGACGAAGGTGTAACTCTTGGAGTTTCTTCAAGAGGTATGGGTAGTCTTCGTGACACACAAGAAGGCTATAAAGTTGTTGGAGAGGACTTCATGTTAGCAACTGCTGCTGACATTGTTGCAGATCCCTCTGCCCCAGATGCTTTCGTAAACGGAATCATGGAAGGTGTAGAGTGGATTTGGGATGCTGGAATCCTCAAAGCACGCAACACATTCACAGAATCTGCACCTGTTGAACCAGTTGCAGTGATCAAAACCCCTGCTGTAGTTGAAGCTAAAGTAGAGGAAAAGATTGAAGAAACTAAGGAAATCATAAATAACTTAGTGGATCTAAAGAGACTCGACGAGAAGAAACTGGAGTTGTTCCAGTCTTTCCTGTCAAATCTCTGATTTATAAATAAATATAGATTACGATATCTACAACGATTAAAAGGAGAGTTCAAATGTCTAGTGGGGATTTACAGGAAATGGAAGTAGGCACTAAGCAATCCAAAACCGCTGTTAATTCTGGCGCCGCCGCTGGTGATCCAATGCCAAAGGCACCTAATTATGTACCTGATCAAGGTGCAATCGAAGATCTCGGTGGACCTACCCCTGAGAACTCCAAGCCAGATGACGACTCTAACAAGCTTAAGACGCCTGATAAGACTATTAAGCAAGTTAAAGACGTAGTTAACAAAGGTGCTGCTAAAGCTGATCCAATGCCTGCTGGTCTTAAGAAGACTGGTTACGGAGAGGAGACTGAAGCTAAAGCTGAGGAGACAATTGCCGAAGAAGACGCAACTGAAACAGATGTAGTTGCAGAAGCAGAAACGGAAGTCAATGTCGATTTAGCTATCGAAGAGGATGTAAATGCCCTTCTTAGTGGCGAAGAACTTTCCGAAGAGTTCAGAGAAAAGGCGAAAATTGTTTTCGAAGCTGCTCTGAATGCGAAAGTAGATGAAGTATCTAAAACTCTACAGGAAGAGTACGACAAAAAACTCGTTGAGGAAGTAGAAACCGTCAAGGTTGAACTCACCGAGCGTACCGACTCCTACCTTGAGTATGTCGCAGAGGAATGGTTAGAGGAAAATGCAATCGCTGTCGAGCGTGGCATCAAGACTCAAATGACCGAAAGTTTCCTTGAAGGCATGAAAGAGCTTTTTGAAGCACATTATGTAAATATCCCTGAAGATAGATACGATGTACTTGAGTCTATGGTAGACAAACTTGATGAGATGGAGACAAAACTCAACGAGCAGATTGAGAGAAACGTTGCACTAAACAATAGATTAGGCAGCGCCACTGCTCAAACAATCATTAATAATGTTGCAGAAGGTTTAGCTGTATCCCAAAAGGAAAAGCTTGCTTCCCTTGCAGAAGGTGTTGAGTTTGAAAGTGAAGAAAGCTATCGCGAGAAACTAGAAACACTTAAAGAAGCATATTTCTCTAAGAAAACTAGTGCTCCGAAAGAAACTGTAGCAGAAGAGTTAAAAGAAGAAGCAAATCAAGAAATTGGTGACGTATCCAATTCCATGGCTGCTTATCTGAATGCACTCAATGCTCAGAAGTGATTTTTAAAACCTTTTAAACAAAAAAACACAAGGTAAGCTAACAATGCAACAACAAATCAATTATAACCAACTCACTGAAAAGTGGGCTCCACTGCTTGATGCAGATGGAATCGATAAAATCTCCGATTCTCACAGACGTAACGTAACTGCTGCTCTGCTTGAGAACCAAGAGCAAATGCTTCGTGAGAACGCTGAGTTCCTTGGTGAAGCATCTCCTACCAACTCCGCTGGAACTGGTGGATTCTCTGGTTCTGCTGCTGATGCAGGTCCTGTTGCTGGTTTCGACCCAGTTCTGATCTCTTTGATCAGACGTGCAATGCCAAACTTGGTCGCTTATGACCTTGCTGGTGTTCAGCCAATGTCTGGACCTACTGGACTCATCTTCGCGATGCGTTCTCGCTACACCAACCAGAGTGGTACTGAGGCACTGTTCAATGAGCCTGATACTGCATTCTCTGGTCAGGACAGCGATCAGTCTCTGACTGGTGGTATGACCGACGTAGCTGCTGGTTTCGGTACAGACTCTCAGTCTGGTTCTAACCCTTCAGTTCTTAACCCTGTTGGTTCTGCTACAACTTCTGCTTACAACGTTGGTCAGGGTATGGCCACTGGTGAGTCTGAAGCACTGGGTGATGGCGCTAACAACCATTTCCAAGAAATGGCGTTCAGCATTGAGAAAGTTACTGTGACTGCGAAGTCCAGAGCCCTCAAAGCTGAGTACAGTTTAGAGCTTGCTCAAGACCTTAAGGCAATCCACGGTCTGAATGCTGAAGCGGAACTCGCAAACATTCTCTCTACTGAGATTCTTGCTGAGATCAACCGCGAAGTTATCAGAACAATCTACAAGATTGCTGAACAGGGTGCAACTATCAACACTGCTACTGCTGGTGCATTTGACCTCGACGTTGACTCCAACGGTCGTTGGTCTGTTGAGAAGTTCAAAGGACTTCTGTTCCAGATCGAAAGAGATGCGAACCAGATTGCACAAAGAACTCGTAGAGGAAAGGGCAACACAATTCTCTGCTCTGCAGACGTTGCTTCCGCACTCACAATGGCAGGACTTCTTGACTACACTCCTGCACTCAACGCTAACCTTAACGTTGATGACACTGGCAATACCTTCGCTGGTACACTTGCTGGTAAGTTCAAGGTCTACATCGACCCATTTGCTGCTAACAACGCTGCTGATCAGTATTACGTTGTTGGTTACAAAGGATCCTCTCCTTATGACGCTGGACTGTTCTACTGCCCATACGTTCCCCTTCAGATGGTTCGTGCAGTTGGTCAGGACACCTTCCAACCAAAAATTGGCTTCAAGACTCGTTACGGTATTGTTGCCAACCCATTTGCTGAAGGAACTGATCAAGGACTTGGACGCCTTAGAGCAAACACAAACCGTTACTACAGAAGAGTCAAGGTTCAAAACCTTATGTGATTCATTTCACGAATCTTCTCAGGAGACCCGAAAGGGTCTCTTTTTTTATG